TATTTAGCTGGTATAAAATTGCACATTAATAAATTTAATAAAATTGTACAACTAGAACCAGAGATGCAATATGATATTGAGAAGCATCAAGAAAAAACAACCGAAGGGGTTACATTTAAGGTAAACAAAGATAAAAGCACGACGATTCAACAGGATATTTATTTAACCGATGAAGAAGCATCTAGTCCACATGCTGTTATGGCAAAGATGGGACTAGATCCAATCCTATGGGAAGTTTTAAGTTATACAGTTGAAAAGGGTTCGTGGGATACAACCATGAAACTTGATAATTCAGAAATAATTGATGGTATACTTGTCAAATCCTCACAACCCCACACTGTCCAAAATAGGAAATGCTCAGTCTCTTTACGAGTCAAGCCAACGGGTGGAAATCTTACATTTCCTCAGGTCCTTGAAGCTTTTAAAGAGCTTGAACCAGCCAGTCTTGATACAATCAAACACAAAACCCCAACATCAGATAGTTTATTATTTGAATTACCAATGATGGATGCCCACTTTGGCAAATTAGCATGGTGGGAAGAAAGCGGGGCTGATTATGATCTTAAAGTTGCGGAATACTTATGGGTTAGTACAATAGAAGATCTAATTGAAAAAGCTTTAAAATTNGGTAAGTTTGAACAAATCATATTTCCGATCGGACAAGATTTGTTCCACTATGATACACCAAAAGCAACAACAACAAATGGAACACAATTAACAACTGATACCCGTTGGCAGAAAATGTTTCGAAAAGGTGTTGATATGTTGGTTTGGAGTATTGAAAAACTACGTAAAATTGCACCGGTTGAGATATTATGGACTCCTGGAAATCATGATCGTATGTTAAGTTATGCAGCTGTTGTTGGACTTGCACAACGATATTCAAAGACGGATAGTGTTATAGTTGATTTAACCGCAACTTCACGAAAGTATAGACTCTTTGGTAAAAATCTAATCGGATATTCACATGGAGAACAAGAGGGTAAACGTCTTCAAGGATTAATGCAAATTGAAGCCCCCGAGTTATGGGGAAAGTCTATATTTCGCGAATTTCATTTGGGACATTTACATACAGAAATGTTAACAACAGTAAATGGTATTGGTTTTCGACGAATTGGTGCTATAACTGCAAATGATGCCTGGCATACAGATAACGGATTTGTTGGAAGCACAAGATTAGCCCAAGCGTTTATTTGGCATAAAGATTTTGGACTTCAAGCAGTTTTAAATAGTAATGTAATCAAACGAATTAATGATATTTAAAGAAAGGAGGCTTATATGATAATTCAAGCAGATCAACGCATACTTACCCATTATGGAATTCGTGGAATGAAATGGGGTATTCGTAATGATAAATCTGGAGACGCTCGACGAAGTCAGGCAAATAAGGTTAAATCAACGTTACGAAAAGAAGGCTTTGGCATTGTGTCAAATAAATCAGATTTTCAGCAAGCTGATTGGGCATCTAAAAGTGTTCCTGAAAAATTAGCGCGTCAAATTACTACACAAGTAGCTCTAAATATGTTGGGTTCTTTAATGGGTAAAGGTAAATATCCAGATTTTAAAGATCCAAAATGGGGTCTCCAAATTGCTGCTGAAACCGCTCTTAATTATGGGGTTAATGAGATTACTTCAAAGAATGCAATGAAGCGTTATACTGATGAAGGTAAGCGAGACAAATCAAAAAAACAATATCGAGATTTAACTCCTGAGCATGCAATTCGTTTTGGAATTAGTGCCGGTATCCTTGCTGGTCAGGTTGGAGCTAGAGCTGGTACAAAGAAATTATCAGAAGTTGTTAAAACCAGACGAGAAACTGAAGCGCGTATGAATAGTTGGGGATCCAGGATATTTGATACAAAAACGTCGGATATGCATACAATTTATGACGATGGTTATATGTCCATCCTCGAAAAAATTAAACCGTAAGCATTATGACCCATCAAACGCAGGACCTCCAATTTATTACAAAGAATTGAGAGGATATGAAAATAAAAAAGGAAGATCCTGTAATTACTCATTATGGTATGTTGGGGATGCGATGGGGTGTTCGTAAAGCTAGATATACTGATGAGAATGCTAGTGGAATAAAACTTGAAAAAGGTTCTAAAATATCCCGCGTTGCGAGTGAAGGAGATGAACAGCTTGGTGGAATGAAATACGCAGCTTTTACTCCAGAAGATATAGATGAGTACAAATTTGCTTTGGGCGGAAATGAAAAATATCTATATGAGTATAAACTTAAAGAAGCATTAGTTTCACCAAATGAAAAACACCAAGTTGATGCTTTTTTAGAAACGGTTTCAGAAATGAAAGTTTCAAACGTTGCTAGGATTTTAAAAACAAAAAGCAAACTCTCGACACTAAAGGATATTGAAAAAGAATTAAAGAAAGCCGTCGAAAATGGTGAAATAAAAAGTCAAATTAAAACCTATGATAAATTTATGGAACTTTTTTATGCAAAAGAATTAGAACCCATACGATCTCGTTACTTTGAAAAATTATCACAAGAAGGTTATAACATGATTATTGATAGTAGTGATAGAGGCGTTGTTGCTGACAATCCTATTATTATATTTAGCGGATCTCGATCATTATCCTTTGAATCAAAAAAAGCGGCAGACCCCTTTGACTAAATGTTCTAAACCAATAAAAGGATAAAGTATGAGTCTATCAAACACAGCAACTCCAATTTATTATAAAGCGTTTCGAGAATCCGTGTTACGAGGTCAGATACCCGTTTGTAAAGAAATTGCATTGGAAATGAATCGCATTGATGAGTTAGTGCGAAACCCATCAATTTACTACGATTCAGATGCTGTTGAAGGTTTTGTTGCTTTCTGCGAAAATGAATTAACTTTAACAGATGGTGCGGACCTTCATTTGTTAGATACTTTTAAGTTATGGGCTGAACAAATATTTGGCTGGTATTACTTTATTGAAAGAAGTGTATACGAACCGAATGCTGATGGCAGTGGCGGGCATTATGTAACACGAATGATTAAAAAGAGACTTATAAATAAGCAATACTTGATCATTGCTCGTGGTGCTGCGAAATCGATGTATGCAAGTGCTATTCAAAACTTCTTTTTGAGTGTTGATACATCAACAACACATCAGATTACAACCGCACCAACTATGAAGCAAAGTGAAGAAGTAATGTCGCCCATTCGAACTGCTATTACTAGAGCTCGCGGTCCACTGTTTAAGTTTTTGACGGAAGGTTCAATACATAATACGACTGGTAATAAAGCTAATAGAGTAAAATTATCATCTACAAAACGCGGTATTGAAAACTTTCTAACGGGTTCTTTATTAGAAATTCGTCCAATGTCTATTGATAAGTTGCAGGGTCTTCGCCCAAAGATAACTACCATAGATGAATGGTTATCTGGAGACATTAGAGAAGATGTTGTTGGAGCCATTGAACAAGGAGCAAGTAAATTAGATGATTATTTAATTGTTGCTGTTAGTTCTGAAGGGACTGTTAGAAATAGCAGCGGGGATACAATCAAAATGGAACTGTTGGACATTTTAAAAGGTGAGTACATTAATCCACATGTTTCCATTTGGTATTATAGACTAGATGATATCAAAGAAGTTGAAGATCCACGGATGTGGCCGAAGGCCAATCCGAATCTTGGCCGAACTGTAACGTATGAGACATATCAACTAGATGTGGAACGAGCTGAAAAAGCTCCTGCAACGCGGAATGATATTCTCGCAAAGCGCTTTGGTATTCCAATGGAAGGTTATACATACTTCTTTACTTATGAAGAAACCTTACCACATCGTCGTCGAAATTTTTGGCAACTTCCCTGTGCCCTTGGTGGAGATCTTTCACAAGGTGATGATTTCTGTGCTTTTACATTTTTATTTCCTCTCTCTAGAGGAGAGTATGGTATAAAAACCAGATGTTATATCTCAAGTTTAACCTTAATGAAGTTACCAGGAGCAATGAGAGCCAAGTATGATGAATTTATTGAAGAGGCATCACTAATGGTTTTAGAGGGAGCTGTTTTGGATATGATGGATGTATATGAGGATCTTGATAAGTTTATTATTGATCAACAGTATGATGTAAGAGCATTTGGGTTTGATCCATATAATGCTCGAGAATTTGTTGAACGATGGGAACGAGAAAATGGACCTTTCGGTATTGAAAAGGTAATTCAAGGTGCAAAGACAGAATCGGTTCCTCTTGGTGAACTTAAAAAGCTTAGTGAAGAAAGGATGTTAATATTCGATCAAGAACTATTTTCATTTACGATGGGCAATTGTGTTACAATGGAAGATACTAATGGCAATAGAAAGCTGTTAAAGAAAAGGCATGCGGAAAAGATTGATTCTGTTGCCGCCCTTCTAGATGCTTATGTTGCATATAAATTAAACAAAGAAGCATTTGAATAGGAGGTATAATGGAAAATACATTCAATCGTATTTTTAAATTACAGAACAGTGTAGTATATTTAAAGAAAGGAGGTAAACATGGGTAATAGTATGAAAGGCAGTACAGATCTTCGTCAAGTTAATTCACTTATTCATTCTGATGATGAAGAGTCAGTATTAGCCCATTTTGGCGTACTTGGCATGAAATGGGGTGTTCGTAAAGATGATTCCGAAGCCCAACAAAGAGAGGCCAATAAAAGAATTGAAAAGGCTGGAAAAAAAGCTTTGTCTTTAGCTAATAAAAAATATTTAGATGTCTATAATGCAATGGCCGATGAATCTGCTGATTTCTATTCGAAGATTAATCAAGACTTTACTAAAAAGTATGGAGATAAATTTGATTTAAGAAATGATCCAGACCCCAAAATGGTAAAGGAATATTATCAGGCTTGTGCAGATGCCGTAACTAAATCATTACAAAAACATAGTGATCGGTTATTGGGTTCCCAAGTAGATCCCGATGTAAAAATTACATGGACTCTACCAGATGTTAATTCATTTCCTACATTTTATGTTGAGCGTACACAGCCAGAAGTTGAACATGCAGAAAATCAAGATGACCGCATTTTACTTAAAGTTATTCATAACGATTTGGGACATATTATTCAACTAATGATTCCAACGGATGTAAACGGAGAGTTAATGCATTATGGAGTGATCGGCATGAAATGGGGTATTCGTAAAGGTGAATCGGGTGGTTCGAATATTAAAAAGGATCGGAAATCTGCATTAAAAAATCGTCGAAGTCTTTCTGATGAGGAACTTGATAAACGAATTAATCGCTTACAGAAAGAAAAGCGGTTTAAAGATCTTCAAGAAGACGATATTACTCCAGGTATAAAAGCAACTAAAAATTTTATGAGTAAATATGGCGGAATTGCTCTCGGTTCAATGGCTGGTATAATTGGGGCCAAGTTAGCTAAAGCGGCAATGAAGACTAATCCTGGTGATATTCTCGATGCCATTGCTACAACACTTGTTAAAGTTCCGAAGACAATTATTGGGTGATATGATGATTCTAATATTTGCAATACGAATTAACAAGAAAGTAGGATACATATATGAAAAAGTAATCAGAAAAGGAGGCTAATCTATGGCCCAACCAATTAGTTATAGAATGCGGAAGGCATGGAATGCATTTCGCGGGGTCTCTGATGAAGAGTATACATATCGGGATCTTGGATATTATTCATCCGTTGGTCCATCAACTCCTCGCTTTTCTGGAGGCAACGAAAAGACCATATTAACAGCCATTTATAATCGTATCGCTTTAGATGTTGCTTCGTATGATTTGGCTCATGTTCGAGTTGACGATCAGAATCGTTATTTAGAGACGTTGAATACCGGCTTAAATAATTGTTTAACTATTGAAGCAAATAAAGACCAGACCCATCGATCATTTTTGCAAGATGTTATTTTGAGTATGTTTGATGAAGGCTCAGTTGCGATTATTCCAACGGATACAACAATCTCTCCAATCTCGACCGGTGGCTTTGATATTTTATCTTTACGAACTGGAAAGGTCATGGCTTGGTATCCAAACCACGTTCGGATTGAAGCATACAATGATAATAAAGGAATCAGAGAAGAAATAACACTACCTAAAGCTATTGTTGGTATTATTGAAAATCCACATTATGCAGTTATGAATGAACCAAATGGTACTCTTCGTCGATTAATTCGTAAATTAATTTTACTAGATGCTGTTGATGAGCAGAGTGGGAGTGGAAAACTTGATTTAATTATTCAATTACCATACGTTATTAAAACCGAAGCAAGGCAAAAGCAAGCCGAAGAACGTCGGTTAGCTATTGAGCGTCAGTTAAGTGGAAGTAAGTACGGAATTGCTTACACTGATGGTACAGAACGAATTACACAATTAAACAGACCTTCCGAAAACAATTTGCTTGAGCAGATAACTTATTTAACTAATCTGCTGTATAGTCAACTTGGGATTTCGGCAGATGTGTTTGATGGAACAGCAAGCGAATCTAAGATGATGAATTATTATAATCGAACTATTGAACCCCTGGTAACAAGTGTTACCGATGAAATGCGTAGAAAGTTCCTGACAAAAACAGCACGAACTCAAGGGCAAAGAATAATGGGATTCAAAGATGTTCTGCGTTTGATTCCAGCAAATGAATTAGCTGATATGGCTGATGGATTTACACGTAATGAAATATTAACATCTAATGAAGTTCGATCTGTTCTTGGACTAAAACCATCCACTGCTCCTCAAGCGGATGAGTTGCGTAACAAGAACATGCCGCAGCAAGATCAACCAAATTACCAGGCAAATCCTCAATTGGAAACGCCGACAGAAGACATTGCCGAGGAGGATGGTGAAGACCTAGATGAAAATTCAAAATAGAAGGAGTTATAAAAATTATGGCTAAAAAAGGTTCATATGACTTTAGTGGTTACGCAACTAGAGTCGGCTTGAAATGCACCGATGGACGGACCATTCTTCCAGATGCGTTTCAAGATAACGATGGCCAGACTGTTCCATTAGTTTGGCAACATTTGCACAATGAGCCAAGTAATATTCTTGGACATGCAGTGCTTGAAAATCGTAAAGATGGCGTATATGCATATTGTTCATTTAATGAGTCTCCCGCAGCACAAGATGCTAAAGAAGCCATTAAACATGGAGACATCAAAGCGCTATCAATCTACGCCAATTCACTTGTTGAAAAGGCAAAGAATGTCGTGCATGGTGTCATTAGAGAAGTGAGTCTTGTCATTGCTGGCGCAAATGCTGGAGCATATATTGATAATATCGCATTTCAACATGGTGATGGATCGATCGTTGAAGACGAAACCGAAGCAATTATTTCATCCCAAGATGAGTTGGAGATTTATCATGCTGAGAATAAAACCGATTCTGAGGAAAAGGATGCGGCCGATGATCCAACCGTTGCAGAAATTTTTGACACATTTAATGACCAGCAAAAAATAGTTGTTTATGCTATGATTGCTGAAGCGATGAA